GTCAGATCATTCTCCTGGACGTGAGCAGATTCGACTCTCACATGACTAAGGGCCACCTTCAGAATGAAAATGACAATTTCTGGAAGAAAGTGGTCACCCATTGCACTCCTGAGTTTGAGCAACTCCTCAAGATGAAGGAGACCATACGGGGAAGCTTTAGAGTTGATGACAGGAAATATCGTTACGCTAACCGGGATGGGAGATGTTCTGGTGATGCCGACACGGCGGCATCCAATTGCGTACAGTCTGTCATACATCTTACTTGTTTCGGTGAATTTTTGCAACGTAGGGACCCACAAAGTAGGTATAATTTTCTGGTAGACGGGGATGATTCGGTCTTCTTTTATTTGGGCAAACCATTCGACGAGGACACTGTTGGGCAGTTCTTCAGAGAAAGCGGTCTCACCATGAAGATTGATGGGATCGTGGATGATATCCGGGAGGCCGGGTTTTGCCAGGGCAAGCCATGCCGCATCAACGGCAACTGGCTGAATGTTAGAGACCCTTTCAAGATACTCAGCCGTACGACTATCAACCCCAAGTTTGCTGATTCGAAGTTGCGTCCTAAACTTCTGAAGACAATAGCCACCGGAGAATTGAGTATTTACGCAGGGGTTCCCGTAGTCGACGCTTACCTTCGGGCGTTGATACGCTCAGCCGACCAACACATGTCCAACAGGGGCAAGCGTGATGGTGGGCTGCTTAAGGGAAAAGAATGGATGGATTACCGGCTGAGACGAGATACGGCCGCTGATTGGTGGAAGGGTGACCACCTTGTACCTATCACTCCTCAAGCCAGAGAAGATTTCGCTGTGGCTTGGGGCATACCAGTCGAGGTCCAGCACGACTGGGAGGAAGTCCTTAACAGTTGGAGCTGCAATCTATTTGCAGAGACGCTCGCCGGCGAATCTGTCAACGGTCGAACCTGGGAATTCGACTGGAGACACGGTGAGGACTAAAATATAGTTAATTGGGTTCAGTGGTTTAGGCCCAAAACGGTGACGTGAGTCTTAATAGTTCCGTGCTAAACAAAATGCCTAGAGACTGCACGGCGCCCCGCATCCAGCGGTCCACTGAATGGACAGTCCCCTGACTACTCGGGTATCCAATACAGAAGTAGTAATCCCACTCGTCGCTTTATAAATAAAACAAGTTGTCTTCACGATGGTTAAGAAAACTAAAGGAAATAAGAAGAATAAGCCCAAGAAGATGGTGCAGAAACAGGTCATTTACCGCGACCCTCCCAAGCCTAAGAATTCTTTTCTTGGGGACTTG